TCACTTTTCCTTGAGGCGCTGGTGCGCCCCGCGTTCCGTCTCAGCCCAGAATTCCCAGAGGCCGACGCGGCCGGCGGCCGCTTCCTGCGCCGTCCGGCAGAGCTCATAGGCCACCAGCAGCTCGGCATTGAGCATGCCATAGCGCAGCGCCGGACAGGCCGGCAGCGGCGGGAGGGTCTCGGGCCGGCCGTCCTCATTTGTCCACACCGCCCCCGTCTCCGGCGGCGAGCTTGCGAAGCGCCACACCGTCAGGAGCACCGGCTCCGGGGGCGGCGGGATCACAACCGGCTTTTCCGGGGTCGCGCAGGCAGAAAGGCTCAAGCACAACCCGAGGCACTTCCACATCTTTCCATTCATGCTGGATCTCCCCGAGGCGGCGGATCGCATCGGCCGCCATGTCTGCTGAGCGTTTCGACGCCGCCTTGTGCTTGCCCAGCTCGCGGCGCATCTCGGCCTGGGCCTCGGCGCTGACATCCCAGAACCGTTCGGTGCCCTCGACCAGCACCACCTGCATCGCGCGCGAGGCGGCCAGCTCCGTCCACAGGGCGATTTCGCGCTGCAGGGCGATGTCCTCGCGGCGCAGCGCCGCGTCCCGGTCGCGCCGGAATTCCTTGGTCGCCTTGCCATAGCCGAACGTGTGCCCGGCCAGCGTCGCCGGCGCCAGCGCCAGCAGCGCGCCGATCAGGCCGGACGCAATCGCGGCCTTGGTCGTCAGTCCACTGAACACTGCGCTAAGCATAGGACACCCCCGAGGTCTCGGTCCGCCGCACGGTCTCGCGCAGCTTCTCGTCATACTTGTTCGCCCGGTAACCCGGGCCGTTGTAATGGTGCGCGATCACCGGATAGTCGCGGCGCCGGAAGGCGGCCAGCAGGACGGGATTGTCGGTCACGAAGGCGATCGTGCACTCGCGCTGGCCTTGCATTGTGCGCACGGCGGCCAGCCAGTTGCGCGGATCATCGAAGCCGCAATGGCGGTGATTGAAGCCCATGATCTGCGACCAGCCGAGGGAGTGGCAGAGGATCGCGGCATTCCGTGCCCGGAGGTTCAGCTCGGCGTCTGCCTGGCAGACCGCGTCCATCTCCCCGAAGATCTTCCAGCGATCCTCCATGGATTTCGGGTTGGGTCTCCGGTCGAAGGCCTGCGCCGCGCGGCTCGCATACCGCATCTTGCGCCACCAGTGATCCTCGCGCCGGATCGCCTGGGGATTTTCCAGGCTTTCGACCTTCGACAGCGCGTGGAACAGGACCGGCGCAACGCCCAGCGCATCGCCCACCGCGACATATTCGCCGACCGGCACAAGGGTGGGCAGCGCCTCGCTCATTCCGGCGGGCCGATCAGCTGCGCGGAGATCTCCGCCAGCTCGCCGATGCGCAGCGCCTCGGCGACGGTTCCGTCCGCCAGCGGAAGATCCACGGCGCCGCCGGTGCGCGCCGCAACGGTCACGCCGAGGCAGAGCGTCAGCACGTCCCGGCCGGTGATCGCGAACCGGCGCCCGTCGGCGAGATCGACCAGGCGCGGCGTCTCGGCCGGCGCCGCGCGCGTGCGCGACACCAGCAGGCCGATCATCTCGGCCTGCTCCTCGACGATGCCGCGCAGCGTGCCCTGGTTTTCCGTCAGGCCGGTGATCAGGTGGATCGCTTCGACGAGCTGCGCCCGAAGGGTCTCGACCGCGCCGTTGGTCTCCGGCTCTGCCAGCCCCGCCAGCTGCCGCGCCAGCGCGTCCCGGCGCGGGCGCCAGTCATCCATCGTCTCGCCGGGCTGGCGGCGGGGCGGCAGTGTGTCGGTGTCATCAGTCATGGCCATTCCTCAATCAGCATACAGAACTTCGACCAGGTAACTTTCCAGCGTGATCGTCTCGCCGGAATTGGCGAGCTGCGCCGTCAGCGTCACGTTCTTGGCGGTGGCCGTGTCTTCGGTGGCGGTGATGACGGCGCTCGTGGTGGACGTGCCGATATTCAGGTCACCGGCCGGGCTGGCCACCTGCGCCGCTTGATTGTTGCGGTTCTGCACTTCCTTGACGAAGCCGACTGTCGCCACGGTCGTGTAGTTGACCGCGTGCAGCGTGGTTGCCCCGAGGAAAGCGCGCAACGTCTTGTTGTTGGCGGAGTTTGTCACCGACCAGAGCGCGGTGATCCGCAGCTTGCCCTTCGGCCCCATCGCACCGGCGGGCACCGGGATCGTCGCAAGTGTCGTCTGCGAGGTCGTGCCAGTGTGCGGGATGGCGGCGCTGCTGCTTCCAAGGCGCTGCCACACGCCCACCTTGTCATTGATCGCCCGGTTCTTGCCGAGCGGGTCACGGATGAGCGAACCGCCGGAGGCAATGTCACCCTGCACGCCCCGGACGGAAATGTCCTTGGCCGGAACGGTGGCCAGCAGGTCGAGTTCGACCAGATGCAGTGGGTCGGTCGAGACGGAAGAACCGGACTGGGACAGCACGCCGTTGACCTGAAGGCCCTGCACATTGTTCTTGAACCGGAGCAGCGAGGTCAGGTCATCCGGCATCCGGACATCCTTGGCCATGAAGCCAGTGATCTGAACGGCGGCAACTTTCGCCCCGTTCGAGATATGGGTCTCGATGTCGATGGGCGGAGTTGTGGCCCGGTCGGACTGGCACCCGGTCATCTCGATGGCGCCGCAGCCGGATGTGGCATTGTTGGCGCGCACCTTCAGGAAGCTGTGATTGTCTAGGTTGCCCGCGCCGTTGACGCAGCCGGAAAGAACGATGTTCTCGAAACCTGCATTTGCGGCGCTCGGCGCCGAGGTCGTCGTTTCCAGATAGATCGCCGCCTCGCCCTGCTCATCGAACCGCGCGCCGCTGGCCTCCATGTTGGTCAGCCTGCGATCCACCGCAGAGAAGGACCGCTGCCAGCCCTTCAGGTTCCCGCCCGTGATCTGCACCCCGTCGAATCGGGGCACCGCCGTCGAGAGGTCGTCCAGGTGGAAGAAGTGTTTCGGCGACGTGGTGTGAAAGCCTTCCATCCCGCAGCCGGACATGCGCAGGCCGCCGAGCGCGTTGAGCACCTTGATCGCGTGATCATGCGTCGCGGCCATCGTCAGTTGGCAGTTCTCGAACGCAAGGTTCAGCGCCGCCGTCAGGCCTGCCTCGCCCCAGTTGGCAATCGAGTAGAGGCCAGAACCCTGAAGCCCGCGCATCAGCACGTTCCGCACCTTCTTGATGTCGAAGAAGGGATGGTCGCCGGAGTTCCGGATGATGATCGCGTCGAGGATTTTCATGTCCTGCGTCAGCGTGGCCGAACCATCGGACAAGCCCAGCACGATCACCGGGCCATCGGCATAGTCCTGCCGGATCGCCGAGGCGCGCCCGCCGCCCTGAAGCGCGAACCCGTCCGCCGTGAACGTGACGGGGTTGTAAAGCCGGATCGTACCGCCCGGCAGGATGCCGCGCCCGCCGGCGCCGAGCGCATCGTGCAGGGCCTGAAGGTAGGGGGACACATCGACGCTGCCGGCGAACACCGCAGAGCGAGCCGACTCCGGCACGAAGTTCGTCAGCTCCTTCGTGTCCATGAACCCGGTGACCCGGAACCCGTCGCCGTAATAGCGCATCGGCTGGTCAATGTCGGAGCGGTAGATTTCATCGCCGGGCTGGAGCGCGGAGCCGTCATTGCGGACCGTGGGCAGCGAAGTGCGTGCCGCGCGCGGCAGTACGTCAGTGAACACCGATAGCGGCAACGCCGCTGCCAGCGCCGCCAGCTGGGCGGCGATCGGCCCGAGCGCAGCAAGCTGCACGTCGATGTCCGCCAGCGTCTCGATATCCGCCAGCCGCGCAAACACACGGCGCAGCACGCTGGCATCGCCGAGCGCCAGGTCTTCGGCGACCTCGCCCAGCGTGTCGGCGTCCAGCGTCTCCCAGGTCAGCCCCGACGCGGCCAGCCAGAAAATCTTGCCGAGCAGCGCGCTTTTCGCCGGCAGGTCCGGCAGCGTCTCGCCCCGCCGCGCCAGCACGCCGCGCGTCAGGCGCTGGGCGATCTCCTGCACCTGTTTCGTCAGGTTCGAATATTCGCGGTTGAGCTTGGTCGAGGGGGTGCCCTGGCTCTCGGTCAGGCTGGTGATCCGGCCGAGCGGTGTGACCCCATACACTTCCACCCGCTCGCCGCCGGCCAGGGCCTCGGCGAGGCGCAGGATCCCCGGCGTGTTCTCGGTGCCATAATCGCCGGACGGCACCATCGTGAAGGCCGGCGAGGTGACCGCGCCGGCCCCGTCCGTGACGGTGACGGCCATCGCGTCGGCATTGTCATAGTGGAAAGGCACCGCGAAATCGGTCTGTCCCGCCGAGGCGGTATAGATCCGCTCGCGCGTCTCGCCGGTCTTGAGGAGTGTGTCAGCCATGGCGCAGGAACCTACGCGCGCTGCGGCCCGCGCGTGTTACGGCCCTAATTCAGGGGCTCGCCCACCGCCGCCCCGAAGTCCGGCGCCCGGTCCGGCGCCCGGTCGCCCGGCGCCCACCAGTAATCCTGGCCGAACTGGTTGCGGTAATAGGCCTCGCGCCGGCGGAAGGCGGCGGCCGCGTCCGGGTCGGCCAGTTCCATCAGCCGGTCCTCGGCATGGCGCTCCCAGGCGAGGCGCAGGTACCAGATGTTGGAGCCCGGCGTGTAGCGGGTCCCCATGCCGGCCAGCTCCTTGAAGAACTTCGTCTCCTTGCCCTGCGCCAGCTCGGCAATATTGCCGATCGTCAGCTTCGAGACATCATCCCAGGCGCCGACCACCGGCCCGCCGCCGGTGATCGCCGGCGTACGGCCGAACCGGTTGACATCGGCAAAGAAGAAATCCCCCCAGATCCCGAGGCCGCCGCCCTGCAGCACGGCAGCCGCCCAGAAATCGGGGTCGCTGGCATCGCGCGGGTCGCGCCCGGCCGACAGGGACTTGGCCTGCAGGGCCAGCGCGCCGCCCAGGGCGGCCGTCAGCATCAGGGCCAGCGCGTAGCCTGCCCCGCGGGCGCCTTCGCCGCTGCGGATCATCTGGGCGATCCGGTAGCCGTGCAGGATCGGCAGCGTCGTGCCGAAACTTATGAACATCGCGGCCGACCGGCGCAGCTCCCCGAACGCCGTCCCCGGCCGGCTGTCGCCGATCAGCAGGGATTTGGAGCGGATCGTGCCGGACGGCACCGCGTATTCGCTCTCCTGGTGCAGCATCTCGAGCATCCGGTCGCGCAGATCGGGGTCGAGCCGCATCGGGTCGATGGCGCCTTCCTCGGTTTTCGCCGAGGCGCGCACCCGGTCCCAGTCGGCGGCGCTGAAGCCATAGCGTTCAAGCGTCCGGCGCAGGGGCGGGTCCAGCCCGTCAAAGGCGGTGGCCGACAGGTTGCCGAAATCGAACAGGGCGCCGAGCATGAACCCGTTGCGCCCGGCCCGCGTCCAGGGCGACAGGCCGGAGACTTCCAGCACTTGCGTGGCGAGATGCATCGCCCAGGCCTTGCCGGAAAACTGCCCGGCATAGCGCGCCTGCTGGCCGAAACTGTCGAGCGCGGTCTCCATCACGAGGCCCATCTGCACCGCCTCGCGGCGCGACTTTCCCGAGAGCCGCTTGACCTGCTCGGTCAGGGCCCGCGTGTGGCCGATGCCGGCAAAGGCCCGCGCCATCCCGGAATAGACCGGATCGGTCGGGATCGCGGCGAGCGCCGCCGAGCCAAGCGCGGCCGAGGTCAGGATGCTGCGCGCCGTGCCCATGGTCTCGGCAAAACCGCGGCTGAAGGCGCCGCCGTTCGGCATGTTCACAGAGCCCGTATAGTGGCGCCACATCGTCTGCGAGCGGGCGATCTTCTCGTCGGCCGCCTCGGCGGCGTCGCCTTCCTTGATGCGCGGCGGGATCAGCGCCTCCCGGCCAAGGTCGCGCTTGGCCGCTTCCTGCTTGGCGATCTGTTCCAGCCAGGTCAGCGTCGCGGCCGGGTTCGGCCCCAGCACCTCGATCGCGGCAATGTCGCGGGCCATCATCGAGACATGGCCCATCATCGCGTTGAACGGCCCGCCCATCCCGAAATCCGCCTGCCAGGCGAGCCAGGTATCGGCATCCTTGAAGATCAGGAACCGCTCCTCGCCGTGCTGGTTGGCGAGCGCGCCCTTGCCGAAGGGCTGGCGCGAGGGCTCGCGCGAGATCCAGCTGTCGGTCAGGATATTGTCGATCACCGTGTTCAGCGCGTCCTCGAGCGTCTCCGGCGTGAACGGGCGCCCCTCGCGGTCGCGCATCTTGAAGGCATCGAGATCCTGCTTCAGCCGCGCGATCAGCGCCGGGCGGCCATTCTGGCGGATGAATTTCCGGATGGCGACCGGGTCATGGTCCTGCGGCAGGCCCCAGTTCTCGAGATCGCGGATCTCGCCGCCCGCCTTGTTGAACCGCTCGCGCAGCATCTCGGCCGTCTCGCGCCAGGCGCGGGCGAAACTCTTGGCCGCCGCGTCGCCGGTATCCTCGCCGAAGGCCTCGCGCACCAGGTTGGTGAGATCGGCGGCATTCACCCGCCGGCCGAGCGCGCCGCGCCGGAAGTTCCAGAGCAGGTCTTCCATCATCGCATGTGCCTGGCCGAGCACAGCCTTGCGCCGTCCTTCCACGGAGGACTTGACGCCGGTGCCCTGGCCGAGGAACTCGATCTTCGCCTGCAGGTACTCGAGCACATCGACGTCGCCGGAGCCGTTGCGGAAACCCTGCAGCTCCTCGGCAATCTCGCGCGCATTTTCGGCCGTCAGCCGGTCAAGCCGCGCCCGCCGCGCCCGCAGGGCTTCCAGATCCTCGAACGCATCGCGCGCCGCCGCGCTGTCGGCCTCGCCGCCCTTCAGGCCTTCGGCCCGCCGGCGGCCGCGGTGGCGCTCCCAGATCTTGCGGATTGCGTCGGCCTCCTCGTCGCCGATCGTGCCCTCGTCGCGGGCGGCCTGGATACACTCGTCAAACCGGCTCAAAGCACGCACCCCCTGAAACGTTCCACCATCCGGTCCATCCGGCGCAGCTCTTCGGCCGGCGCCCGCGTGGGCCCGTTCTCTCCGGGTACGGACGACAGGAGATCGCCGCGCCGCGGCTTCGCCGCCTTGTAGCGCTGGTGCATCGCCCAGGCCTCATCCATCCGGGCCGGATCGAATTCCGGGTCGGCATGCAGGAGGCGCGCCTCGAAGGCGGCGCGCGCGGCGCTGTCATCGGTGCCGGCGGTCTCGTCCGCGCCCCGGATGAACAATCGCTCGCTGAGCGCATAGCCGCCGCGCCGGCGCGCCGAATACCGGATCGCCATCGCCGCCAGCGCCCGCAGCGTCGCCGCATCGGCGAGCAGCGGGGCAAGGTCCGGGAAGGCGCGGATCGCCCAAGCCTTCACCTGGCCGAGCGCCTGCTTCACCAGCGGCAGCGGGCTGTCATCCTCGACCAGGTAGGCCAGCAGCTCGTCATGGTAGTGCGCCGGCGGCGTGTCGGCCGGCACGCGCGCCTTCGCGGAGGTGAGGTCCTTGTCGCCGCGCTGGCTCATCTTCGACAGGCTGTCGAGGATCTTGTTATAGCCCTTCTTGCCCATCATCGCCGGCAGGCCGACATGCGCGCCCTGCTCGTGCATCAGCACCCGCTTCATCAGCTCCGGCGTCACCCGCTCGCGGAAGATCACCACGCCCTCGTCCGGCGTCACCACAGCGCTGATCGTCTTGTCCCCGGCCAACGCCGGATCGAGATCTTCCGGGCGGTTCTCGAACCGCAGGGACCCGGAGGCCTCAAGCCGGTCGAAATCCTTGCCGATCGCGGCGCGCCCGGCCTGGCGCAGCTGGAACTCCAGGTCGAAGGCGCGCAGGCGGTCATCCACCTCCGCCGCGGCCGCTTCCTTCGCGTGCGCCGCCGCCGCCCGCATCTTCTCGCCGCGCGAGCGCTCCCACCAGGCGCGGTCATATTTCGAGAGATAGGCGGCCGAGCGCTTCAGGCGCAGCTCGATCTCGCGTGCCTCGGCGTCGTCGAGATAGCGCGCGATCGCCCCTTCGACACGGGAACGGCAGATCTGTCTCATGGCGCTTTCTCCGGCACGCGCAGCGGATCATTGGAAAACCGGCGGCCCTGCAGCGCGAACATCTGGGCCGTCGTGCGCGGCCGGGTCACGTCGCCCTCGACATAGAACACGTTGAGGTTCGCCGCCGCGGCGCGGGGCAGCACATCGGCCGCAAAGGCGTCATCGCCCTTGCGGCGCAGCTTCAGGAAATCATCGACGCCGAGGAAGTGGGCGAGATAACCTTCCTTCTGGGTGATCGGCCGGCCGAGCGCGGCCTCGGCCGTGCGCGCGTTCTCGAGCGCGTATTCGGCGGTCATCACCGTGCCCCAGCGCGGATCGGTGCGCAGCGCCATCACCTTCGCCTTCTCGGCGTCGGTCCAGCCCTTCAGCGTCGGCGGATGGCCGTAGTTGGCGCCATACTTGCGCATCATCTCGCGCCAGGTGCTGTCGATGAACTGGCCGCCGCCGGTGGCGGTGGAGTCCGGGTTCTTCGCCGCCCAGTCGCCGGCGCTTTCATGGGTGATCAGCGTGTCGAGGAAATCGGCGCGCACGCCGGTGAGGTCCTGCACATGCTGGTTCATCCGGTATTGCGGCAGGTCATCCGGCATCTCGTTGAGGTCGGCGCGCCACAGGTCCAGCGTCTCGGCCTTCCAGGCCTGCGCCATGCGGCGCGCCTCGGCCCGGTGAGCCGCCACGCCCATCACATGCCGGCGCGATTGCAGCCCGGCCTCGCGCGCCTGCCAGACCGGGCTCGCCTTCACTTTCAGCTGCGCGCTGTAGTCGGCCTCGGCCGCCGCCTGGCGTTCCTGCATCCCGGCGGCCACGCCGCCCAGCGCCGCCGCGCCCAGCGCCGCCCCGCCGACCGCGAGGGCGCCCTCGACGACCGGAAAACCCGCCGCGCAGGCCGCCGCCTCATCCAGCGCCCGGTTCAGCACGGCCGCATCTTCCTTGATGTGGGTGATGTCGATCGGCTTCATCCAGGTCTTGCCGGGTTTCGCGCCGGTCTTGCGCAGCAGCAGGCCAGGCTTGCCTGCCGCATCCGGATCGAACGCCGCATGCACGGAGCGGACAGCGGACGGATCGAACACCGCCCAGACGGTGCCCGCCTTTGTTCCGGCCACGGAGGATGTCTTGTCCGCCTTGATATTGGTGAACTCGACGCCGTCGAACCCGGCGCGCTTCGCCATCGCCGCCACTTCCTGCGTCGTCAGCATCGTGCGCCCTGCCAGCATCTCGTCCGGCAAGAGGCCCTTCAGCCGGGAGGCGGCCAGCCGGTCGAACATCGCGCCGCCGGCATCGACGCGCAGCGGGTTGACGAGTTTCAGCCGGACCTGCGCAACCATCCCCTTGTTGCGGCTCAGCGGCACATCGGCCGCATAGGTATTGGCGGTGCCCGGCGTATCCGAGAACCAGGCATTGCCGAGGATCGCCTCGTCCGGCAGCTCGCCGCTGCCGGGCTTTACCCGGATGCCCCGGAAAGCTTCGATCGTGTAGCCCTGCGCCTCGGCGCGCGCGCGGCGCGCTTCGGCGCTCATGTCGAGCCCTTTGGCCAGGGCGGCCTCGTATTCCGGTGAGCCGGGAAGATCGCGCAGGTAGCTGGCGAGCGCCGCGCGCTCCGCCGGTGTCGCGGTTTTCAGGAACGCCCGCATGGCCTTTTCCAGCTCGGCCGCCGCCTTGGCATCCTCTTCGGCCACCTTGCGCACCCGCGCCTCGATGCGCGCGACGAGGCCGTCATCCTCATCCTTCTTGAACAGGTAGACGCGCCCCTGATCCGTACCCGGATCATCGGCAATCACCCGCGCCGCCGCCTCGCCGAAGGCCTCCTCCGCCTCGCTGCGGATCGCGGCGCGCGGATCGTCCGGCGCGGCGAGCTGGTCGATCGCGTCGGCCTCCGCCCGGAAATCCGTCACCGCCTCGCGCGGCCGCGGCGCGGCGTCGGTGACCCGGCCGAGATCCTCCGGCGTCAGGGGCGCCTCGCCCAGCATCTCCTCGAATGTCTCGCCCACCGCCTCGCCGTCCGGATCCGGCGCGTCGCGCGTTTCCTGCATCCGCCGGCCGGCCTGCTCGGCCGCCTGGCGCCCTCTCAGGCTCTCGAGGTCGGCATCATAGGCTTCGCGCACCTCCTCGAGGTGGCGCAGCAGGTCCTGTTGCGCCGCGAGGCGCGCGGCGCCCGTCTCATCGAGCGTGCCCTCCTTCGCCTGACGTAGCTCCAGCCGCTGCACTTCCGCGCGTACCGCCTCCAAGTCCTTCAGCTCGGCATAGTCGGCATCCAGCGCCGCGACTTCCGAACGCTGGCGCGCCAGCAGTTCGTCCTCGCCGCCGAGCGCGCGGGCGGCGGCGCCCGGCGCGCGCGCCTCCAGCAGCGCGCCGATCACCACACGGCTCTGCGCCGGCGTCAGGGCGCCCAGCTCGGCGAGCTCGCGGGCAACCGCATCCTGCGCGCCCTCGTCCGGCACCAGGCGCGAAATCAGCGCGCCCTGCTCGGGTGTCAGCCGCCCGGCGGTCACGGCGCTGTAGGCGCCATCAGAGAGCCGCGCCAGGTCGCGCGCGTCGCGCCCGCGCGCCGTATCGGCGAGGGCGTCATCGAGCAGGTCACCGAGCTCCGGCCGCTCGCTGGTCGCGGCGCGGCTCGCCCGCGGCGGCGGCTCGTCGCGCGCGGCGGCCCTCTGCGCCTCGCCCAGCGTGGTTTCGTGTTCGCGCGGGTGGGTGCCCTCCGGCACGTTTTCGCGGGCCCGCAGCTGGGCCTCCTCGGCGTCCAGGGCGAACCGGCCGACACCGTCGAGGGCGCCGCGCAGCTTGCGCGCGGCCGCCACCGTGTCGGCGCGCTTGCCGCTCAGCGCCTGGCGCAGGGTGTGATCCTCGGGCAGCTTGTCGAGGAGCGCTTTCGCCCGGCGGTATTCCGGGCTGCCGCGCACCGTCCGGTAGGCCGCCGACCCGCCGCCCTCGAGCGCCCCGCCGAACAGCGCGGCAAAGGCGATATTGGTGAGGGCTGTCTCGGCAGTATATTCGAGGCCGAGTTCCTCGTGCCAGCTGGCGATCGAAGGCTGCAGAGCCGCTTCAATCCCCGCATTGGCCAGCGCGCCGCGCACCGCATTGCCGAGTACAGTGGCCCCGCCGCCGGTCGGGACAGCAAAGCCGGCATACTGGATGGGATCGGTCGCCGCCGCCGCGAAGCCACCCGTCAGGCCGCCGACAAATGCGTCGAAATCGCTGGCTCGGCTCTGCACATCCGAAAGCTGGCCCTGCCGCTCGGCCACCAGTCTCCTGATCCGCTCCATCGGCAACAGGTAGCCGAGCCGCTCATCGTAGGGCACCTCGCTGTCGAGTTGCCGCTGCTCCAGCTTCGACCACTCGATCTGGAACGCGTCTCTCGCCCGCACGACGGCGAGGCGCTTCGGATTGTAAGGGCTCTTCGGATCGAGCGACGGCAGCAAAGTGTCGATGTAGCGCTCCCGGAAGCTGAGCCGGTAGGGATTCTGGAGGACGACACCCGTCTTTGCGCGCGCTTCTTCGATCGCCTGGTCATAGATCAGCTCACCGGCGATCTGCTCGGCATTCCAGTTGCGGGTAACGCGGTCGAGCCGGTAACTCGCATCGTGCACATCGCCCAGATCCGCCAGCGGCCCCGGCGAGAACATCTCGCCGCCGGCGCCGGTGACCTGCGGGCGGGCTCCGCCGAACCAGCTCATGGCCCCACCGCCTGCGGCAGCTTCTGCGCAATCTGCTCGCGCACCCGGTCAAGGTCGAGCTCGTAGAAACCGCCCTCGCCCGCGCCGCGCAGGTAACGCGGGTCATCCCCGTCCGGATCGCCCAGCGCGAGACGGTAGACGCCTGGCGCGACCGACACCAGCGCCGCCCCTTTCAGCGTCTTGAGATCGACGGCCGAGCCATCCCCGTGCAGCGGCGCGCCGCGCCCGCCATACGCATAATCCTCGGCCGACAGCGCGCTGAACGCCTCGTCGGCGAGATCCGCGCGCAGCCAGGACGGCACCGCCACCTCGCGCGTCTGGCGCCCGTCCCACCAGCCCGCGCCGGTCCGCGCGATCCCGCCATATTGCTGGCCGCCCGTGAACACCGCCCCGGACGCTTCCTGCAGGGCCCGCTTGTAGGCGGCGGCGTCATACTCGGTGTTCATCCCCTTGCGGCCGACATAGATCGCATTGGCGGTCTCCTCGATCGTGCGGCGCGCGTCCGGATGCGCCGCGAACGCGCCGCTGAGCGTGGCCCGGGCCGTCTCGCCGCTGGTCGTGCTCGACAGGCCCGAAGACACGCCGCCCGCCTCCGCCATCAGCTTGCGGCCCTGGGCGGCGGCGTTCACCGCGTCACGGCTGCCACCCGTCAGGATCAGACCGCCGAGATGCCCGATCAGCGGCGCCCGCCCGGAGATCTTCGCCAGCACGTCGCCGGCGTCCGCGCCGGTCGTCTGCACGATCCCGGCGGCAAGCTCGATGATCTCGGTCCCGCCCGCCTTGTCGGTCGCCTGGATCTGGTCCATTTCCGCCTGCGTGAAGATCGCGCCCTTGACGCCGTAGCGCTGCTCGATCAGCCGCGCCTGCCCGGCCCGCGCCTGCAGCGACAGGATCAGCCCCTCGCCCGGTTGCAGCGGGATCGGCGCCACCAGCCCGGCCCGCTCGGCATAGCCGCGCGCGTCCTGCGCCAGGCCCGTGCGCATGCCGCTGAGCGTGCTTTCCAGCACGCTGATCTCCGCCGCCTCTTCCGGCAGCACGCCGGTCTCGTTGGCGGCGGCGCGGCGCGCATTGATCTCGTTGGCCAGCTCCACCGGGCTCGACTGCACGGCGAGACGCGCCAGCGAGGTCAGCTGCGCCATCTGGCGCACTTCGCGCACGAGATCGCCGTCGCCGGTCGCGATCGCCTCGGCCTCGAGCCGCTGCAATTCCTCCGGGGGCGGAACAAGCCCGTCCTTGGCATAGCCCCTGTATTCGCGCAGGTTCGCCCGCACTTCGGTGACCCGCGACCGCAGCGCCGCCTGCGCGGCGCGCTGCTCGGCTTCCAGCGCGCGGATCTCCTGCAGCATCTCGCGCTCGAGGCCTTCGACCTCGTCCAGGCTCATCGTGCCGGCCACGCCCTTGCCGGCCCCATAGTCTTCCAGGAAGCCGCCCAGGAATTTCTGCTTGGCGCCGAGCCCCTTCGTCCGGCCGAAAGCGCCTTTGACCCGGTTGATGCCGACCTGCGATCCGGTCTTCTGCAGCGTCTCCTCGATCTGCGGCAGGCTCAGCACCCCGGCGCGCGACGGGTCGGCGGCGTACTCGACGCCCCGGAAGGTGAAGGCGGTCTTGGGGCCGTAAGCCAGCGTGTCGGCCGTCAGCGCATTGATCTCCATCTCGAGCACCGTGTCGGCCGCCCCGTCGAGGCCGCCCATGAACGCGGTGCGCCCGATATCCTTGACCCGCCCGTCGAGGAGGCCCATCGCCTCGGCTGCGAGCTGCTCGGCCTCGGCCGCATCCGCCAGCCGCACGAATTCCCGGTCATAGCCGAACCGCATGGTTTCGAAATCGGCCTCCAGCGACGGCCGGATCTCGTCCGGCGTCGCCTCGACATATTTCGCGCGCAGCGCCGTGGCGGCGTCCTGGAACTTCCGGACATCGCCTTTCGCGGTCTCGAAGGCGGTCGCCAGTTCGCTGCGCAGGGCCGAATTGGTCCGCAGCGACATCGAGCGCAGGCCGGCCTCGTCATAGGCGCGCCCGCTGACGGTGTTGTTGCGGCGCGGCCGGAATTCCGGATCGAGCCCTTCGCGCGCGCCTTCGAGACGGCCTTCGGCGTCGGCGGCCCGGTCGGCGAGCTGGCCGATCTGGCTGGCAAGGCCGGACAAGGCGCCGGCGACCGTTTCGGCCACCGCGCCGCCGGGGCCGGTAACCGCCGGCGCCACATCCCGGGAAACCCTCCGTGTGCGAACCATCAGCGGGACTTCCAGTCAACATAGCCCTTGGCGAGGCTGGCGCCGGCCTGCACCACGCCCATGATCCCGCTCGCGGCGCCGCGCTTCTTCAGCGCCCGCATCGACCGGCGGCCGGAGAAATAGCTCATCAGCGCGTCGGAATTGGCGATCTGGATATCGGCTTCGCCGTCCTGGCCGATCCGGCTGATCGCGCGCGACGGCGTGGCCGAGAAGCCGTCCAGTCCGGCCGTGGCATAGGCAACCCGTGTCTTCGCCATCCGGTCGACCACCCCGTCGAGGATCTCGTTGCTCTGCTGCCTGCCCTGCAGGATCGCCTGGTTGGCGGCAAACCGCGCTTCCAGCGCCTGCTCTTCGGCCTGGCGCTTTTCCGCCATGCCGCCGGCGAAGGAGGAAAACGCCGACAGGGCGCTGGCGCCCATCTGCAGCTTGCCGAGAAGGCCCGCGCCGGCGGTGGCCGAGCCGGCCGCGCCGGCAGCCCCGCCGAGCCCGATCATACCCTTGGCCGCAGCCATGATGCCGCCGATCCCGGAGGAGACGGCGCCGCCCGCCGCCGCGGCGCCGGACGCCACCGCGCCGGCCCCGGCCATCAGTTTCGCGCCGAGCGCGATCGCCATCGCCGCCATCAGGTCTGCACTCCGAGTTTGAGGGAACGGATATGAAGCGGGCCCGGCGTCTGCCGGTAGATCTTGACATCCACCGACCGGTCCCAGCCCTTCAGGCCTTCGATCCGCGCGGTGCCCGTATGCAGCGGTTCGGTCAGCGGCGGGCGGTCGAGCTGGCGCGCCTCGGGGCGCGGATCCTTGAACGGGAACAGCTGTGTCTTCGCGCCGTGACGGTAGGCCAGCGCCGGCAGGGTCGAATTGAGCACCGACACCGTCACATCGACGATGCGTTTCTTGACATCCAGCAGCGAGCCATTCTCGGTCTGGAACCGCGGCTCGAGCGTAACCACCCAGGCATCGAACCAGATGCCGACCTCGAATTCGCCGGTCACCTCTTCTTCGAGATCGACTTCGCCGTCCTCGACCGTCAGCGGCCCCCACCAGGAACCATTGCCGACGACATACACGTCCTCGCGTCCCTCCAGGTGTTCGAGGCCGGTAATCACGCTTTGGTCCTCGAGCTCGACCAGCACCGAACAGTCGAGCGTGCGCGAGGGGTCCTCGATCTCGACATAGCGCACCAGCTCGCCGCCAACTTCGCGCTCGGTGACAAGGTAGAGCCGCGCCAGGCTGTCGGCCCCGCCGGCCAGCACCATGCCGCCGCGCACATTCTCGCGCGACCAGGCGGCCACGTTCTGCTCGCGCAGGCTGGTGAAGGTGGCGATGACGCCGGTCCAGTTGATCAGGCCCAGCATCTCGTCCTCGAAATTGGTGCCGGTCTTGCGAACGAAAATGTCCACCGGCCGGTCGATGAGGCTCGGCGCGCGCACCGACAGCGACACCGGCGTATAGCGTTTCGTATTGTCATTGTACTGAAGTTCGCGCACGCCCCGCCCGCCCTTCTGCACATAGACCGTCCCGCCATCGAGCTCGACGGGCGTCAGGTTCAGCTGGATGCCGAGCGAGCCGGACTTGCGCCGCTCGGTCGGCTCGTCGGCTGCCAGCGCGCCGCCGGACAGGAAGTGCACGCCGCTCGCGGTGAACAGCTGCACCGTCTCGCTGGCGAAGATCCGCCGGATGCCATTGGCGTCCTGCGTGTCGATGGTGAACTCGAAAGCGTCGGTTGCCCGCTGGTTGGTGGATGCAAACGCAAAATACTCGCCCAGCTTGGACGCGATCGCCGTCTGCGGCAGCGAGCGCAGGCCGCCCATCACCAGGCGGCTGTCGGTAAAGGCGCCGCAGCGGGGCCAGCCGCGCGTGGCCGAGATCGCATCCTCGCCGCCGGCCTTGCCCTGGGTCAGCGTTGCCGAGGTCACGATCCCGTTCGCAGAGGAGACAACCGACGGCGCCATTTCCGGCCAGTCCCTCTGACCGGCGTCTCCCGAGAAGGTCACCGTGAAGCGGGCGGCCGACGGGTTGGCGACCGTCACCGTGCCGCCGGCAAGCACCGGCAGGGCTTCCAGCGCCGCCTTGATGCTGGCGGCCAGTGTCGCGCCGGTCGCGCTGTAGGCGATCGATCCCGTGGTCTCGCCGTCGAGCGTGATGTTGAACGTCTCGCCGGCGGCATATTCGAAGAATTCGAGCTGCTGCACTTCGTTCACGCCGTTGGTGTAGACGGTGTCCTCGAACTCGATGGTCAGCATGCTGTCGAACACCTGCAGGCGCCCGTCCCAGTCGGTGTCCGCGCCCAGCCGGAATATCCGCCAGGGCGGGTAATTCTCGTGGAACACGAGCTGGGTGTCGAGGCGCTGGGCAAAGTCGAGGCGCAAGAGGGAGCCTTCGGTATAGGGCGAAGAGACCGAGGCCATGCGCACGCCGCCGGCATAGACTTCCGCATTCTGGGCGCCGTAGATCAGCACATAGGCCGCGTCATCGTCGAAGGTGAAAGGCACGACCTTCGCCCCGCCGGGTGCCTCCTCCTTCAGTATACGGAGCGCCGCGATCGTCAGGTCGCGGGCGGCGCTCTGCGAGGGTGTCTTTTGCTTCAGGCGCACATGCCGCGCGGCGACCGGCACACCGGGCGGCGCCATGATGCGGCGCGTCTGGGCCTGCCCGCCGAGGCTGATCACATCCGGGAATTCGCTCCAGGCAATGCCGTCCGCCGACCAGTCGGCCGCAATCGCCGCCGCCAGAAAGCCGCCGCTGAGATCGGCATCGGTCAGCTCGAGACCGCAGACAGCATGGCTGGCGCCCAGGTCGATCGTCACCAGCACGCCGTCGCCGGAGCCGGGCAGGTTCGTCCAGGAGAGGTTGGCAACAGCGTCAGGCATCAGGGTTGGAAATCGCCATTGAAGCCGGGCGCGAAGGGCCGGTCCGGATAGGGGAAGGGATCGTCGGGCGGCACGGGCGGAAGGCTGACCGTGCCGCCGCTGTCGCCGTCCGCGGCGAAGGTGATTGTCGCCGCCGTCAGGTCGATCGCCGAGACCGCGCCGCGGTGCCGGCCGCACCAGGCGAGCCCGCCGCGCAGCATCAGCCCGCCCTGCGGGCTGGGCCTCAGGTTGAGGATATCCGCCGCGCCGCTGAAATAGAGCTCGAGCTGGTCATTGTCGGCAAGGCGCGGATCCACGATCCCGCCATTGAAGCTCGTCTGGAAACTCTCGCGCCGCGCCATCAGTCGCGCGCCTCGAGCAACGGCCCGCGGCCGACCGTCATTTCCTCGCCCTTGTCGGCCTGGCTGTCGAGCTGGGTCGCGGCGGCGACCAGGCCGCCATAGGGATAATCCTCGGCCGAGCCATAGGCCTCCTGGCGCAGGTCCGCCTTCAGGGCGCGGTTGCTGGTATGCTGCATGCAGCAGGCCTCGGCGACGGCCTTGATGACGAGCTGGCGGAACACCGGCGGCCAGGCGGACGGATCATTGGCGGCCGGGATCTCGGCCCAGAGGGTCTCGTGGTTGGCATGCACGCGGCCCTCATAGACGCGCCAGCCTTCGCGCAGCGGCCGGTCGCGGGCTTCGAGGCTCTCGAACACCGACAGCACGTATTGCGCGCCGGGGATCTCGAACGCGTATTCATAGCCGGTCGAGGGCGCCGCCTCGAGGCGCGACAGCTGGACGACGGTTTTCTGGAAGGACCAGGTGCGCAGGCCGAGCAGGAAGCCGACCGTCTGGGTATAGCGCGCCTCGGCATTTTCCGCGCCGGGGCTTGCATCCCCGAAATCATCGATCGGAGACTGCCCGAGTTCCTCGAGCGCGAGATTGTAGAGAGCGACAGCTTCCTGTGTGGACATGGGTCACGCGAAGACGCCGGCGGGCCAAAGGAGCAAAGTCCCGCCGGCGGCCCTCGCCCGGTACCTAAGCTGCGGCCGTTGCGATGACGAGGGTGAGCGCAATGTCACCCGCGACCCGGTTGACGGAATAGATCCGGACGCCGTTCGTGCCGCCATTCGCGTAGGAGACGATGATGACGTCCCCTTTGCCCAGCGTGAACTGGTCGGCGACCGCGTCGAAATATCCATCCGTCTGCACGGCGGCAAAGCCGTCATTGGTGGCGTAGAAGTGGCACTTGCGGACGAGCCCGCCGAGCTGCCCGCTATGGCCCAGTGTCCCGAAGCCGAATTTATCCAGAGCCATGATGGCCTCCTTGGTTGAGATGAAACCGGAAGGCCCCTCACGGGCCTTCCGGGATGTCAGGATCAGGACGCCGTGTAGGCTTCCGGATCGATGTCGAGCGGCGCGATCGACTCGTCGATCTGGAAAGGCACGGTGCCCTCCGGCAGCAGCAGGTCGGCGCCCATCGTCACTTCCATGTTGACGAACCAGTGATCTTCCTGGTTTTCCCAGGTCATGATCGTGCGCGGATCGCCCATGTCGACGCACCCGAGGGCCTCGCGCACCCAGGCGTGCCCGGTCCGCAGGTTGCCGGTTTTCGACAGCCGGTTATGGCGGATCCAGTGGATGCCGTTCCATGTGCGCATCCATCCCCGGATGTTGCCGCGCGCGTAAGGAAGTTCGGCGCCATTGTAATCCGCCGTTGTGAACTCCTTGAACCGCATCAGTTGCGACCACATCCGCGGACTGATCGCCGCAAAGACTTCCAGGTCGTCATCGACGTCGGCGGTCGCCAGCTCTTCGTTGATCTCGTCGGCGAGCGCCGGCGACATGAAGGTACCGGAGCCGCCGAGCGGCGTGTTCGGCGAGCCGTCAAGCGCCGCGATCAGGATGTTGTCCTGGGCGCGGGCCAGCGCCATACCGGCCGCTTTCTGGCTTTCGTCGCGGTCGTCGGCATTCATCCGGTCGAGATCGAACCGGTCGATCGTCGGCGTGGCTTTCCAGCGATCGACCGGAATGATCACGTTCGACTTCGCCGTCTTTTGCGGCGTCAGCTTGCCGACCGGCTTCTTGTAGGCGTTGAGAATGCCGGTGATGTTGAACTTTGCGTCTTCCGCATTGGTGATCGACTTGCGGCGGCAGACATTGCGGTTCGCGAGGCGTCCGCCCCGGTCCTGGAAAACGTGGATTGCCCCTTGCTCGTACTCGGTGACGAACCATTCGGGCGCTGTGGCATCAGCCATTTGTAGCTCCATAGCTGGTTGGGTTGAAAATCAGCTTGGGCCGATTGCCAGCAGGTGTCCGGGGCCTGTCTCGAAACTCGAGCCGGTTGCCCGGACCTGCCAGGTCCATCCCGTGCGCGCGCAATCTACGCGCAGGGGAGGACCGCGCGTGTTACGCCTTCGTGTAGAAGGCCTTGCGAGCAGCATCGATCCGGGCCCGGAAGGCCGGGTCATGCTTGGAACTGTCGGTAGGGTAGCGCGGATCGCGCATTGCTTCCTTGAACTTTTCGGCCGTCCAGGCATCGCCCTCGCCGCCGGCACCGCCGAGATCGACGCCCTTTTCGCCGATCCTGCCCATGAACCATTTGACGATCTTGATGCCGTTCGCGGTACCGGTGATCAGGTCGAGCTCTTCGAGCAGCTCCGCCGGCATGCCGTCCTTGCCCCTCAGCGCCTTCTGGCGCTCGATGAAGTCGACCACGGCCTGCGCCTCGCGCGCCGCTTCCGGCGTGCCGCCGAGCTTCTGGAACTCGGCCTTCGGATCGATCAGCGGCTGGATCATGCCGGACTTGGCTAGCTCGGTCAGCACGTCGCCGAACACGGCCTTGAACTGCTGGGCCGGCAAGCCGTGCTTGTGCGAGGCTTTCCGCGCGATCGCGAAGACCTCATCCTTCTCGAGCTCCGGGAAGAAGGCCTTCGCATCATCGGCCAGTTCCGGCACCGGATACTCTTCCGGCTTGCCTGGCACGCTGCCGGCTTTTGCCTGGGCATCGCGGAAGCCCTTGAACGCCGGGTAGAGCTTGTGCAGCGTTTCCTCGGCGGTCGCGCCGCGCAGGTTGTCGGGCAGCAGGGCGAGATCGAACGTGCCGTTGAACGCCGCCGGCGGATCTCCGCCGCCGCCAGCGCCGGCATCCGCACCGGCCGCCGCCGCAATCGCCGCGGCGCCTTTCTTGCCGCCCTTGTCAGCCGCGCCGCCCTTGTCGCCGGCGGCTGCAGCAGCGGCGGCCGCTGCAGCCGCAGCCGCGCCCGCGCCGGCCTCGGCGCCGGCATCCGGGGCCCGGTAGACCCGGCCCATTGCCCAGGGCAGCGCCGATGCGCCTGCCCTCAGTCTTGCGGAAAATCCTCTACGTTTCGTCATCGCTTTCTCCTTTGCGATTGGCCTTCAGTGTAAGGATGATCGCGCGGACGAGCTCGTTCTCGCCCTCGCGGTGATCGGCATAGGTCATGCGCTGGTCGCGGCTCCAGACGCCCAGCGTGTCGAACGGGATGACGGAGCGGTCGAGCGTGATCGAGACCAGCCAGGCCAGCACCTCCTGGCCGTTCTTGGTGCTGAACAGCCGGTCGATCTTGCGCCGCATCGCCCGGTCGCGCTCGAAGGCTTTCTGCGCCGGCGTCATGATCTCGGCGTTGCGCGTCGTGTCATCGCGCTTCGTGGTGCGGCCATAGCCGCCGATCACGTCGGACAGGTCGCCGATATTCTCGCTGAAATCGCTCATGCTGCCAGGTCCCCGGCCCCGCCCATCGCGCCGGCCTCGTTTTCATTGGCGACCGCGGACGGGTCGATCCCGGCCGCGGCTGCGGCCATCTTCATCTGCTGGCTGATTTCGCGCAGACGCGTGCGCTCTTCCGGATCGCGCACGATCAGTGAGGTGATCCCCATCCGCTCATGCAGCCAAACGCTCCAGGCATCGGTATCGATGAAGATGCGCGCTTCCTCGACGCCGGCCGTGGCGACGAGGATCTCGTAGAAGCGCACCGTCTTCTCGACTTCCTCGAGCATCTGCGAATTGGCCAGCGGCGAGAGCACCTGCACCTTCATGATGTAGTCATCGATGCGGATATTGTCGCTGACGAGACCCCATTGCTGCATGATGTCGAGCACCCGCTCGATCAGCGGACGGAACAGCTCCGTATGCAGACGGCCGAACGCGCCATTGATGTCCTGGCTGAGCCGCTTCAGGCGCGCCACGATCTCGGTCGGCGAGCGTACCGCGCCGGCTTCCGACGGCAGCGGCTCATCGTGGAGCATTTCCTTGATCTGCATCCTGAGCTCATCGATGATGATCTCCCCGAGATCGAAATTCTCCGCCACCGGCAGGCGGGCCAGCGAGGCGCCCAGCGGGCCGCCCGTGCGCTTCACCTTGACCATGCCGCCCGGCGCCAGCGCGATCTTGCGCGGATGGTAGATCTGGTCATCGCTGGTCATCCAGGCGCCGAGCAGTGCGAACGCGCCGGCCTGCAGCTGCATCTCGACGGCCTTGTTCAGGGTCTTGATGTGCGGCATGGCCAGCATCAGCGGGCCGCGGCCGCGCCGCTCGCCGGGCACCACGAAGAAGCGCGGCACGATGAACGGCGACGAGCGCAGCGGCTCGGTGTGGAGCTGGTGCGATTTCTCTTTCCAGATCACCTGCCAGGTGAACCTGCGCGGGCCTTCGCGCGAGCAGTGCAGCAGCAGCTCGACTTCCGTTTCCGGCTTGTCGCTGATCATTTTTGTCAAGTCGCGGTGCTTCTTGTAGCCCGGCCAGCGGTCCTCGATCTCGCCGCATTCCATGCGGATCGGATAGAACCAGCCGCGCTGGCGGCCATAGGCATCGGTGTCGAGCACCACCTTCTCGGCCGAGAGCGGCACGAACCGGACGAGATCTTCCTCGTCGCCCTTCAGCACCAGCATGGCGCCCTGGCCGGCATAGAGGTCCAGGTACATGCCATCGGCCGCGGCCGAGAAATCGCCGGCAGCGAACACCGCGCGCAGGATCGCAGTCGTGTCCTCGAGTTCCTTGGCCAGGCGCGTCGCCTGGCTCTTGTCAACCAGCGGGCCCGGCGCCAGCAGGAACCAGCTTTCATGATCCGGGGTCATCGCCGCCTTCAGCTTGCCGGCGCCGCGCGGCGCCGCCATCACGGCGGTCGCATCGTAGATTTTCGTGGTGCGCTTGGCGCCCGGGGTCTTGCCTGAGGCCATCTTGCCCGAATGACCCGCCGCCTGCCGGTAGGGCATCGCGTAATCGTAGATGTCCTGCAGGTTCGATTGCCAGTACTGCTCGTCTTCGGTCGAGAGCTTCTGGTAGCGCTTGCACGCCTTTTCAGCAGTGAGGGCCAAGGGGTCAGACCCCCATCGTGGTCTTGCCGCGTTGGCGGGCATAGCTCAGCAGCGCCCGGCCGGAACGGGCGCGCCGCGCCCCTCCCGAAACGTCCGCCTTCTCCGCCTCGAGGGCCGCGCGTTCGTTGGCCGCGTCCTGCATCTGGCGGCGCTGCAGCGCGTTCATCTGCTTGTCGGGCTTGGGTTTGCCCCCGCCGAACAGCTTGCCTATCGATTTCATGGTCAGACGCTCCGCACCAGCTTGAGGGATCGGGGCGTGACTGTAGTCGCGGGCACCTCTGCGCGTGTTACGAACCCCAGGAACTCGGCAAAGCGCAGGTCGCGGGGGCTGCCCGCGTCCACATGCGCGACGATCGGCCAGCCTTCCCCGGCCGCCTCCAGCACCGTCACCACCGCGACCAGGAGATCCTTCACCCTGACCCGGGGGGCGCTGCGCAGGTGCAGCCAGCATTCGCGCTCGCAGCTCTCCGGATCCGGGTAGAGCCCGCCGACCAGCGCCACGCCGGCATCGTCGACGGCCGTGAACGCCGCCGACCGGCGCAGCTGCAGGGCGTAGGCCTGCACGAACAGGCGCGGCAGCCGCGGCGGCAGCAGCTCGGCCAGGTCGGCAAGGGTGGCGGCGCGCAGCCTCATTCGAACAGATCGAAATCGGCCGTGAACCCCGGCGTCGAAAGCCCCCGCGCGCCCTGGCGCTCCGGATCGATCCGCCGGCGCGTCGCATTGGTCACGAAGGCCCGCCCGAAGAAGCCCGTCAGCCCGTGCCCGAGGGCGTCCTGGGGGTGGCTGGCATCGTTTTTCTTCGGCTTCGGGTCCTCGGTGCGCTTGCCGGCAATCTCGCGGATCTCGTAGCAATAGCCGGAGTTCATCCCCTTGATCAGCAGGCCGCAGCGCGGCGAGAAGACGATGCCCTGCTCGTCGCCTTCGGCCTCGCGCAGCAGGATCCGCACCGTCTCGAGCCGGAACCCCTCGAGCTCGTTGCTTTCCGGCGGATCGATCTGCACGCCGAGCGCTTCCTCGCCCATCTCGACCCAGGTCGCCTCGCCGCTTTCCTTGTCGCCGCCGCCGAAGGCGGACGGGTCGCACCAGATCCGCAGCCGGTGCGCGGCCGCGCGCAGGTGTTTCTGGTCGAGCAGGCCCAGCAGCGCCTCGAAGAACTTGCTGGGCCCGCACCGGCCCAGGTAGAGCTCGTCGAGGATCCTGACCCGCCCGAAGGGCGTCACCTGGAAAATGACGGCCGCAGGCCGCCCGCCTGTCTCGGTCCCGGCATCAAGACCGATGCACAGGTCCAGCGACGGATCGGCGTCGAAATCGTGGCGCGCCACATGCCGGTCCTGGCGGAACGTGTCATACACCGGCCGCCCGTGCCGCGACGGCCCCCAGCGGTTGTGAACGTAGATATTCACCCACCATTCGGGGTTGGCCTTGATCATCGCCTGGTAATAGCCGGGCGTGAGGTTCCCCACGTTCTCGGCGCCCGGATCCATGCCGCCCGGCAGGTCGATGAAGTCGACCACGTCCGCGTCGCGGTTCATCACCAGCATGTCATACAGCCAGTGATCGACATCCGCCTTGTTGAGGTCCATCGCGATGTGCTTGTCGATCGCGAAACCCTTCGGCAGCAGGCGCTGCGCGGGGTAGCGGCCGATCCGCCCGATGCCGTAATTGACCACCTCGCGCGGCACGCTGGTGGCGGCGTTGATGAAGATCGAGGACACTTCGAAACCGTCGAGCCAGTCGCGGATCTCGCCGTCCGGGATCGCCGCGAACTGGTGGATGAATTCCGTCGGCCCGTACTCATCCAGGAAGCGCAGCCGGTGCTCGGCGGGCCGGTCCTGGCCACCGGTCCACTGGCCCGCCGAGGGCGGAAACCATTCGTGCCAGGTCTGGATGGCCGTCTTGTAGAGCTGCCGGTAGCTGTCCCGGATGGTCAGCACCTTGTAGCGCCGCACCCCGTCCAGGCACATCGGTGAGCGCTGGGCGCAGAACACTTCCCCGATCTCGCACGTCGTCGTCTTCGCCGAGCCGTAGGGCCCGCCCAAGGCCCGGATCAGGGCGGTGGAGTTCAGGTAGCGCATCGCGCCGGGGCCTGGCGGCTTCCACTCGGAAATCCGGTAGCGGCCGGCGAGCTCGTCGAGCGGGCGATAGGTCTCGATATCGTCAGCCATGGGCCCGCACCCCGGACCCCAGGTTGAGCTGACAGGTGCCAAGGCGGGCGAAAACCGGGTTCGGGCGGGCCTCGCCCTCCCCTGGGCGCGCCGGCGCCGCCAGGCGCCCTCCTGCGGATCCTGAACCGGTGAAGGAAAGGGGCCCTCCTCCCGGAGCGCGCGCGATTTCCGGGGGCCCGTTTGCCAGGCGCGCGCGCCGGCCGAAGGGGGGGTATCGGACCGATTTTGCGGCGCCGGATAACGTCCCCTTATCCTGAAATCCACGCTTACGCCTTGTATCCATTGTACTATTCCTCATCTGTCCGACTAAAACCATCCGACTTCGCCCCTTCCAGCCGCGCCTGGGCCGGCCGCAGGTCGATCGCCGCGCCCCCCGTGGGGGAAGCAAAACCCCCATCAGGCGACATCACCGCGACCATGATGCCGCGCTGGTCGACCTCGACCGCGATCGGCAGCTTCTGATGCACGTAGGGCATGAGGTCGTCGGCCATGGCCTTCACGTGCTCGAGCGCCTTGCCGCGATCGATGCCGAGCCGCATGGCCATGACGCGCGCCCGCTCCTCCAGGAACGCGCCTGGCGCGCCGCCGCGCTCACGATGCGCCGCGAAGCCATCGAACAGCGTCTCCGTGAGGAGCTCGCCCACGGTCATGCCGAAGCGCTCTTCCTGCAGCTGCCGCAGCGCGTCCGATCGCCTGTTCCTCGCGCCCTTAGGCCGACCAGGCACAGCCTCGACAGGCTCGGCCGCCTGCACCACGGCCGCCTCGACCGCCTGCACCGCCTCAGCTGGCGCATCATTTTCGAGTATTTTATTCGCCGCAGCGTCCTGAGACATTGCGGAGCCGGAACGTCTTGCCGCTGTCTTACGCTTTCCCTCTGATTTCATTATATAAATCTCCATTTTGAGACAGTAAGACAGTAAGACAGCGACAGCCCCTTATGTGTGCACGCGCGCCCGCACGCTAAGGCTGCGATGCGTGTCTTGGCGTCTTGCTGTCTTGTGATCGATGAAAGCCTAATCATTTCAGGCGCCTAGCCTCGCTGATCACAAGACACGAGCGAGACAGCAAGACAGCGCCCACCAGGCCGATATCGCCCTTTTTCCCCATGTTTTGCGGGTATTGGGGTCCGGGGCCCCTCTGTGTCTCAAGGTCGGTCAAACGGGCCATACGCTGGGGTCCGGGGCGCGCGGCCCCGGACGCTCTCCTGGTTGGGTTAGAGGGTCAGCCGGTGGCCGATGACGATCAGGAAGCGGTCAGGCGGCGCGCCAGGCGCCGTCTCACATGCCACGACCATCGAGCCGGCCTCGCCGGAGAAATCCTCGATCGACACGCCGCGCACGCCCGCCAGGGCCCGCTTCATCCGCTTCAGCAGCCGCCGGCGCTGCCGGGTCTCGCCTGGCGTCATCTCGCGCTCGGCCTCAGCTGGTGCTCGACCTTCACCAGGAAGCGGTTGGCCGCATCATCCTGCTTGGTGTCGTCGGGATAGCAGAGCACCAGGATGGTGCCCTTCTCGGCGTCGAACTTCTCCAGAACCACGCGGCCCTGCAGGCCGTTCAGTCCACTGACGATCTGTTGCACCAGCACCTGCCGGTCTTCACCTGGGGATCTTTCCATGGCTCATGTCTCCTCTGCCTGGTCGTTGAGAACGGCCGCCCGGATGCCCAGCACCCGGTCCAGCCGGACCGCGACGCCGCGCTGCTGGCGGCCGTCGAGATAGAATTTCGCTGCCGGCTCCACGATGCCCTCGTCGCCGGCCTTCATCGCGCCGGCCCAGCCGCCTGGCGCGTTCGGCTTGCCGGGCCAGTCGGTGCCCTCGAAGATCTTCGTCAGCTGCGGATGCGAGTTGGGCACGCACAGCTGCCAGCGGGTCTTGTTGTCCCTGAACCGCACCGTGACGCCGCCGAGCGCCAGGACGCCGTTCAGGCGGTCGAGCTCGGTGCGCATCTCCGGCTTGTCGCCATACTCGTCCAGGAAGGCCTCGATCTGCGCGCCGAGCGAGGCCTTCACCTCGCCGCCGGTCTTCCAGTCCCTGGGCCGTGCACTGACGAGATGGTGGATGCAGGAGAGCCAGTTCGGCGTCCGGTCGGCATATTCCGGCATCGCCTTCGGCTCGAGATGCATCCAGATTTCTTCCGTGTTAGGATCATCGTCCGGCTGGTCGCGGTTGAGGTAGCCGCGCTCGGCCAGCACCAGGTCGGCCGCCGCCAGCAGCGTGCCGAACGTGTCCTGCCCGCGCTTGTCATGGCCGAGGCGCGCCAGGGCCTCCTTGTGTGCGTCCAGCGTCGCGTCCCAGCGGTGCCAGCGCTCCATCATCACGCGCAGCAGCTCGCGGCCCCAGCGCTCGGCCTCGACCGGCGTCCAGCGCGCGTCCTGCGCCTTGCTGCCGCGCTTCGACAGGTGCAGGCGCACCTGGCGGCTCATGTCCTGGTCCTTCAGCGGCGCCATGTTGATCGACGAGAAGACGAAGCTCGAGCGGATCGCGAAGCTGACGCCGGCATGGCCAGCGGATCCGCGCAGGCGCAGATCGCCGGACGCCGCCTCACGGGCGAGCTCCACCATGCTGTCGAGCTTGCGGTTGTCGCTGCCGCTTTCCTGTTCGTCGAGGCTGACGGCGATACTGTCGAACTCGAGGCGCTGGAAGATGCCTGCGGCGGTCGCGTCCGAGGCATTGATGCTCCAGCCGCCCATCAGGTCGCGGCGCAGGTCCATCAGGTAGCTCTTGCCGACGCCGGCCTCGGCCGTCACCCAGCCGCTCGGGCGCCAGCGCAGCGCGCCGCCCAGGAAGCCGCACACGATCAGGCCGAGATAGAAGCGCGCATCGAGCGCGCCGCGGCTCCAGTTCCAGGTCAGGAGGCGCGAATAGACCTCCTGCGCGGCCGCCTTCGGATCTTCCGCACGCGGAATACGCGCCGAGAAGTCGAGCGGCCGGCGGATCCGCCCGCGCGCCGGGTAGACGGCATTGTCGAACACGCCGGGCTCCTCGATCTTCGAGCGCGTCACCAGGATGTCCCCGCAATGCAGCAGCAGCTCGCCGTCCTTGGTTCGCCAGGCCCCGCGCCCGCGCACGCTGTCGGCATCGTCCCAGATGCCGCACTTGCTGCAGGCCGCCTGGATGGCGCGCCGCGCGTCCTCCGGCGAGAAGCCGTTGACCCCGCCGCGCTTGTCGATGCGCGGCCAGAAGTCCTGCAGGAACTGCGTGTCGCCGGCGAAATAGTGGGTGAGGTAGGCCTCGCCGAGCTCGCGCGGGCCCGCGAAGGTCAGTTGGTCGAGCGCGTCGAGGAAGATGCATTGCACGCCCTTCACGCCGACCGGGCGCACCCGGCAGCCCGGCGGCAGGCCGGGCCCGTCCCAGATCGCAGGGCCGCCATTGCCGCCGCCGCGGCCGCTGCCGCCGGCAGGGCGCACAGGCTGGGCCGAGGCGATGGCCCCGCGGATCGGTTCGACATTGGTCATTCAATACTCCGTAGCCGGAAGGAATGCCCGGCGGCCCCAAGGGGAAGGGCCGCCGGGCGCGGGAAGGCAGACAGGGAGGAACCGTCAGCCTTCCCGCGAGGCGCGCTTTTTCTTCCATTTCGCCGCGGCGCGCCGGCGAAGGTCCGAGGTCTTCTTGCGTTTCTTCAGCTTCACCGCCCTCCGGTCGGCGAGCTTCTGGCGCAGGCGTGTCTTGTCGATCTCGCGGGCCAGCCCGTTCATCGCATCGACGTACCACCGCTTGCGGCTGGCGGCGTAGGTGTGCAGCGCCTCGCCGGTCCGGGCGAACACCGTGAACCAGATCTTCATTTCCTGGTCGATCTCGCTGAAGGTGCCCTGCGGCGTCTCCGCCAGGAAGCAGGCATGGATGTAGAAGGTCTCGGGCGCCATCCAGCCTTCGCGGGCGCCGAACTCGTAGAGCGCCTCGCCGAGATCCGGCTCGACCTCGAACTCCGGCGACGCCGCATTGGCGGCTGCCAGCGTCGCCAGCAGGGCCTCGGAATGCGTGAAGTCCGGCCCGTCGCCGAGCCCGGCGGCCGCCAGGTCTTCCTCGGTCACGGCCGGCGGGATATCCACCGCGTCGAGCTGCTCGAGGAAGTCGGCCTCGGCCTCGATCTCTTCCGGCTGATCGTCATCGAAGGCATCCTCGTCGATCTCTTCTTCGTCCGCATCCGGAACATCATCGCCGGGGATATCCTGCACCTCCTCGGGAACCTCTTCGACATCGAGCGCTTTGGTCTCGTCGGTGACGAAGCCTTCCGTGTCCGGCGCGTTGTTGGTGAAGGCCAGCTTCTCGCCCGTCTGCGCGTCATAGCTGGGCCCGTTCTTGAAGCGCACCTCATGCTTGCCCTGCGTATCGTCGATTACCAGCTCGGCAACCTCGTTGCGCACGGCGATCGCGAGATCCTCCGGCGTGAATTTGTCCGGGTACTGATCAGGCCCCGTCATCGGTTCGAAATCGTTCATGTTTGCCTCCTTGCGGCGTTGAGTAGGTCGTTCATGTCCTTCAGGCCCTGCCCGGCAGGTGCCCTCGCGATGCGCACCGGCCCGAAGGCCGCCAGTCCCGTCGCTGCCTTGTCGAGCAGCTTCAGCGCCTCGGGCTTGTCCCAGTCATTGTCGGCCGCGATCACGAGCTCGCCGGCGCATTTCGGCCAGGGCATGACCGCCAGCAGCGACAGCGAGCCGACCGCCCAGACGCGGTGCTCCGGCGCCGCTGCCGCAACGCTCAGCGCGTCCTCGATCCCTTCGGTGACCACCAGCGTCCCGCCGGCGCCGCGCTTGATCGCCTCGCCTTCGGACAGCCCGCTCTCGCCGCGCCAGAGCTTGATCGCATAGCCGCTGATCGTCCCGTGCATCTTCTTCGCGCCGGGCACTTCAGCCTTCCCGTCGCCGGTCCGCGTCAGGTAGGTGCGGTGTAGGCCGGCGCCGCTGCCGCCATTCACCGGCGTCATCATCGCCACCATCGCCGGGTGCTGCGACTTTCCGGACTTCGGCCGCCGCGCGGCCCAGTAATCGTCGAGGCTCTTCGCCTCCGGCCAGGAATAGTCGAGCGCCGGATGGGCGCGCAGCGCCGACACCGGCCGCCGGCGCCACAGCCAGGGCAACGGAATGCCGCGCGCCGCCTCGAGATAGGTCCAGACGGGGTCGCCCTTGGTCACCAGCGACGATCCGAGCCATACGGCCTTGGCATAGCGCGCCTTGCGGGCGGCCTTGGCGGTGAGCTCTGCTTCGCGCGCTTCGTCGACCACCGCCGCCTGCGCCTGGATCTCGCGCACCCGCGCCTCCGGCGCGTCCTCGAGGCCAAGCCAGCCCTTCGCCCATTTCAGCGCGGCGGCATTGTCGTGCGCCTGGCCGAGATGCACCAACAGTCCGTACACGTCACCCTTGCCGCCGCTCGCCCAGGCCTTGAAACAGCCCGCCGCGGGGCCCTTGATCCAGATCGTGAAGTTGTCGCGCCCGCCGTTCGGGTCGTGCCCCTGCCAGCGGTCGCCCTCGAGGCGGCCGCCCGGCAGCAGCAGCTTCGCAAGGTCAAAGGCCCGCGCCTGCAGGAGCGGCTTCACGTCGGCCATGCCTAAGCGGGGGGCGCGGGTTTCGGTCACCGTTTCCCGCCCTTGTGCGCGGCCCGCTTCGGCGCAGGCGGCGGGGTCTTGTCCCGCGTCTCGGCCTTCCACTCCGGCGACAGCGCACTGAGCAGCCCGAAGGCCCCGGCCACCACCAGCACGAAACAGGTGAGCACGCCGATCGCGGCGAACCCGGCCGTCCAGAGCGGCCAGAACTGGATCATGATTGCCAGCCACAGCATCGCCGGGAAGGCGGCCGCGATCACGGCGACACACGCGAGCGCGAACCAGATCCGTTGCAGCATCACGCGTCCATCCTCAGTTCACGGACGGCCGTCCAAAGCAGCCGGTCGAAATCCGGATCGAGGTCGCGCCGTTCCCAGACGACCAGCGAGGCATTCTGCGCCGAGCGCGGATGCAGGCCTGCCGCCCGGCCGAGCGCATAGAGCTGCACGCCGAAAGCCTCGCGGGCGAGATGGATGGCCAGCGTCCGGTCGCTGCTGCGCTGGGCGCCGCCGCGCCGGGCCTGCCGGGCCCGGAAGGTCTTCGCCATCGCCTCGGCGAGGCCGCGTTCGCTGACGACGCGCAGGCAGGCGAGATACGCCCCCTGCGCCGCCAGCCGCCGGGCGCCGCCCTGGCGCCGCACCATTCCCCCGGCCCGCCCCATTCACTTGCCTCCCTGATCCGGCCGCGGCTTGACCCAGGTCTCGTCCGGCTCTTTCAGCTTCGGCGCTTCCGGCTCCGGCTCGATCGTCACGGCACTGAGCAATCCCTCGAGCGCCTTGGCCCAGACATACACACCGGGCGCGCCGCGCTGCAGCGTGTTCCAGCCGGCCTTCAGCACCAGCTCGCGCAGCTCGTAATCCTTCGGCCCGCCGGCCCAGCCGGCCGCGTCATGGCGCGCCAGCAGCGCGGCCGCCGGCTCCCGGAAGCGCAGCTGCGTCGGCGCCTTGGCGAAATTCATCAGGATGGCGAAATGCGCGCGGTCCATCATCGCTCATCGCTCCGCGGTGAATTGGCGCAGGTAATCTTCGAGGTCGATCTGGTTTGGATCGGCTCGCCCCCCCCCTTGCGGCCTGCCGGCGCCTCCATCTGCATCAGCCGCCCTACCCGCAGCTTCGCCGCATCGACGACAATCATCGCCGGCTCGTCCGGGCACGGATCAGCGCCGGCCCAGATCCAGTCCTCGACGCCGAGCGCCAGCACCTGCAGCGCCCGGCGGGACCGGTGCACGCCGGCATGGAACACCGGGTCGGCCTTCGGCGTCAGCGCCTGGCGCAGCACGTCCGTGCGCCGCACCAGCTCCTCCAGCAGCACCTGGCGGCGCCCGGTCGCGCCGGCCTGCTTCACCGCTTCCACCGCGAAACAGACATCGGCGGCGGCTTCGAATTCGGGGGGGATCATGCAGTGGCCTCCTCGTCGGCATTGACAAGCTCGTAGTAATTGCCGGCATGCAGCGCGCCTTCGGTCAGCTGCTTCAGCTGGGACGCCGGGCCGGCAGCGATCCATAGCCAATCGGCCTCACTGGGCGGCTGGCAGTAGCGCCGGGCAGTATTTCCGTGCACACCCAGAGCCTCGCCAAGGGCGGCGTATGTGCCGTATTTGAGCCGCTTCAGGCGCTCCAGACGGGTCATTTTGCGAGACATAATACTCCCGTGCGATTGCATTTAATCCGCTACGGTGTATCTAGCGCAGGTGATTTGCTCCGCCCGTCAAGCCCCTTCAGCGATTTTTAATCCTTCTCGGCGCTACACATCGCCAGAGGCCGGGATCAAAAACCCACGCATGATGGCAGCCTACAACGACACGCCCCCGGATGTGCGCAATCGCATCCGCGACGAGCGCAAAGCTCAGAAACTTACGCTCGAGCAACTTGCGGCGTTGACCGGGATTTCCTGGCAGACACTGCAACGATACGAAACCGGCGTTCGCGCGATCACGCTTGACAAGCTCGAGCTGATCGCCAAGGCCTTAAATGTCCCGTCCAGCAAGCTCGTGAAGGATGCCATCGCGTTGACCGACGAAGAGCGCGACATTGTTGAATGGATGCGCCGCTTCCCCCGCGATCGGCAACTGATCCTCTCACAGCTTCGCACCTTGCGCGAGATGCGCGACGATCCGGATGAAAACCGGTGAGCGGTCCGCTCGACAGCATCCTCATCTCCGCGATTTTTGGCGGCGTCGGCGCCGCCCTTCTGTTCCTTCTCGGACGCCTCTTCCGGTACATCGTGCGTCTGGTGCGAAAGAAATAATCCGCTCAGGATTAATCCGCTGTTGACAGACATACGCCGTAACGGTGTATGCAGGGTCTCCCAAGCAGGAGATCCGCATGGCCCGAACCGCGACCGCCCCGAAGAAGCCCGCCGCGAAAAAAGCTGAGGGCGATGCGCCCCCGCCGCCGAAATTGCAGGTCGTCGCCGCCGCCCGCCCGGCCTGCGCCACCTGCCCGTTCTGGCAGGCCCGCGCCACCCTCGGCAATCTCTGCAAGCGCTTCCCCAGCCCCGTCATCAAGGGCGCCGAGGACTGGTGCGGCGAGCATCCGGCTTTCCACGCCCAAAATCTCAACACCCACAACACGGAGAACCAACATGACGCTCACGCTTGAGACGGCGCTGCGCAACTGGGACGATCTCGCCGCCTATGACGGCATCGTTCGCAGCAAATGGCAGGGCAAGGACGCCGAGGGCCGCCGCATCGCGTGCTGGCTGGGCGCGCTGTCGCCCTCGATCACATCCGCCTCGGACTGCCCGGGTTCGATCATGCCGCGATGGCTGGCCGAACTGACGCCGAGCATGGACGACAAGACGTCTAAGACGCGATGGCCGGAGTTCATGGCGCGTTACCGGACTGTCCTTGGACGGATGGACCGGCTGACGCCGGAGGGTGGCCGGCGGGCGATGCTGCGCACGCTCGTCGCCTGCCTCGAAATTTCAGAGCCGCACGACACGAGCGGCAGCTGCGCCGCGGTCCGCGGGCTGATGGAGCGCGAACTGGCGGGCGAAAAAATAGTCCGTGAGGACTACGCCGCCGTCGAAGCGCAAGCGAGTAAGGCGGAGGCGGCGGCGGCGTGGCGTGCGGCGGCGGCGTGGCGTGCGGCGGCGGCGTGGCGTGCGGCGGCGGCGGCGGCGGCGGCGTGGCGTGCGGCGGCGGCGGCGGCGGCGGCGGAGGCGGCGTGGCGTGCGGCGGCGGCGGCGGCGGCGGCGGCGGAGGCGGCGGCGGCGGCGGCGGCGGCGGCGGCGGAGGCGGCGGCGGCGGCGGCGGCGGCGGCGGCGGAGGCGGCGTGGGATAAAATCACCAATGCTTGCCTCCAAGGTCTGGAAGCGGAGCTTCCAGACCTATGACCCCCGGCACCCCCCTCAAGGCGGACGCCGTCGCCGCCCGGTTTGCCCGGTCGAAGGACTGGCTGCTGCGCGCCCGGCCCGAGCTCGAGGCCCGCGGCTTCCCGCCGCCGGTGCCGACCCCGCCGGCGCGCGGCCGCCGCGGCCGCGGCCGCCCCGTCTATGTCTGGGACCAGGCCGCCGTCGAGGCCTGGTTCGCCCTGCAGGCCCCGGCCCACCTCCACGCCGCCATGGGCCTGCCCGCCGCCGCCAATGAAAATGATCCGCGCACGGACCGCTCCGCGCGCACCGCCGCCACACTCGAAGGGAGACTGCTGTGAAGAAGTGCAAAAAGGTAATCTGCTGGAGGTCCGGCCTCGTCGAGCTCGCCGATTTCGCGCCGGAAGGTGCGATTGAGCTGGGCGAGGTCCGCACCAAGGCGCAGCGAGACAAACTTGATGTCATCTGTCGTCATGCACGAACCGGCGACGACCGCTTCATTCCCGGCGTCCCCGAAGCGGACGACGACGATGCGGCGATGGATGCGGTGATCGAGTTCATGCAGCAGATGAAGAAGCGGAAGATCCCGACAGGGTTCATTCCGGCCGCTGCATGACCGAATTTCTCATCACCCGCTTCGCCGCCGACGCCCCGCGCCTGATCCAGTTCACCAGCCAGCGCGGCGGGCGCATTACCGGGCGCGACGTGCTGCGCGGCGGCGGCGCCCTGGTGCGGGCCCGCGACGTGCTCGCCCGCCACACTTGCGAGGAGGAGGCCTGGGACGCGCTGCAGCGCGTGCGCGCCGTCATCGCCGTGGAAGACGCCAAGGTCGCCTCGGCCTTCGCCGCCTATGCCCGCGCCCAGCGCCGGCGCGACCGGGCCGTCGCCCTCGCGGCCGCCCCCGCCAGCAGGAAGGTCACCGCATGAGCTTCCCCGATCCGCCCGAGAACGGCTACCCGGCCGCCGCCGCCGCGATTACCATCGTCGTGCTGCTGCTCTACGCCTGCACGGCCGCCGTCTTCCTCTTCACATGAAAGGCCCCCGGCGCCTCTCGGTGCCGGGGGCTCTGTCCTCCGTAAGCGGACGGTCAGCGGATGGCGTAGACGTTGCCGTTCTTGGCGGCGTAGTCTTCGCGCCGCTTCGCGTTCTTCTCGGCCCGGGCATACACCTCCGCCAGCTTCAGCTCCTGGGCGCGTGCGTCGATCAGCTCCTGGATCTCCCGCGTGGCCGCAAACAGCGTGCCGCGCATGAAGAACATCGAAAGCTGGAACAGCGCCGCCCCGATCGCCATCACCCACCAGGCGGGCACCTCGATGGCGAGGGCTTCGAGGATGACCGTCGCGGCATGGACCTGCAGGGCGCCGTCCAGAGCCATGACCATCAGCACGATCAGCATCAGCCCGGACTGGGCATTGCCGCCTTCCATCGCTTCGCCGTGCGGGCGGGCGAGGAACATCGGCATCAGGGCCATGGTCAGGGCGAACACGCCGCCCAGCACCGTGAAGACCAGCTTCACTTCCCACATCGAGAAGGTCGCGCCGGCATGGATATGGTAGGATGCGGCCAGGGCAGAGATGGTTCCCGACAGGCCGGTCAGGAACATCGTGGCATAGTGCACCTCATGGAATTTCGGTGCGGTTGATGGAAGGTCGGATTTCTTCATGGGTTACTCCTTTGGGGTCAGGCAGGTCAGTCCGTGGGCGGATCATCATGCGGGCGAAAGGCCATCTCGTCGAACGCCTTGAAACAGGCGCGCGCGAAGATCAGCCCGAAGACGGTCGCAACCGTGGCGAGCGGGTAGAAGGTCAGGCCGAACGCCAGGGCATTGAGGCCGAACCAGATCAGGAAAACGAGGCGCATGGGGCGCTCCTTCGGGGGTGGGCGGAGGGGACTTGCGTCCCCTCCTGGGTCTCAGCGGCGGGCGAAGTAGGCGGTGAGGAAGTTTCCGATCGCTTCGCGGGCTTTTTCCTGGGTGGTCATGGGCGGCTCCGTTTAGTATGGCTGCTGTATTGCTGCCAGTGGCGGCAGAAATACAGTGTATATCTGCCTTGTCAACCCCGTATCGCTGCTGTATGTCGAAATTCATGGGAAAGAACGTGAAGACACCGAAGGCCTTCCGCTTCACCGACGAGGAGCTCGCGCTCCTCGAGGAGCTGAGCGCAGGCCGCACAATGAACCAGACTGTCGTCGACGGTCTCAAGGCGCTGAAGAACCAGCGCGCCAACGCGCCGACGGATGAGGAGCTGCTCGATTTCCTCGCCGCCAGGCTGAAGACGAAGAGGGCGAAACGCTGATGGCCGAAGGCCCAAGGGATTTTGAGCGCGCGATCGAGGAGTGGCAGAAACTTCTCAACACCGTCGAAGTTCCGCGTGACTGGCGGGACTTGGGTGTGCTCGTTGAGGTCACCCCGACCGTCTATAATCACTTCGTCAAATTGAAAGGCTGGCCCTCGTTCATGCAGGTCAGCCCGCGGCCGCGCCACTGGCGCGACGAGCTCGAAGATTATCTCCGGAGGATTTCCTGATGGCCCGCAAACGCATCCTGCCCCGCTATGTGCAATGGCGTGATGGCCGGCCCCGCTGGGAACTCGGCGGCGACGGCGGCAAGCGCCTGCGCGCCGCGGGCTTCCGCTCGATCGACCTGAAGGACGCGGCCGGCAACTGGCTGAGCTTCGAGCAGGCGAAGATCGCCGGCACGAAACTGAACACTGCCGTCGACCAGTGGCGGGACCGGCCCGGCGGCCCCAGCCAGGCCGAGCTCGAGGCGATGGTGCAGGCCCTGCCTGCGCCGCAGCGCGGCTTCGCCGGTGACTTCGCCTACCTGGCGCGCGGCCCGTCCGGAAAGGCGCGCCTGATCGGCGAGCTCGTCGACGCCCACCGCAAGTCGAAACACTGGCGCCAGGATGTCAGCGCCGGCACCCGCCGGGTCTACCTCTCGCGCGGCAATGTGCTGAAGCTCTGGCTCGGCGATGTCGCGCCGGACCAGGTGCAGAAGAGCGCCGCCCGCCGCTGGTTCGAGATGATGCTGGATGCCGGCTTCGCGCAGGACCAGGCGCCGGCCGGCCACAAGGGCCAGGGCCTCGACTGGCACCTGAAGGTGCGCGACATGAGCCGCGCCCAGAAGGAGGACCTGCGCGCCCGCCGCGAGAGCGCCATGGAAAACGACGCGGACCTCGCGGCAAACCCGCCCGGCTACACCACGGCCTTCTACATCCTCAGCTACGCGCGCGGCCTGATCGCCTGGGCGAACCGCGAGGAGGACATGGCCCTCGCCAATCCCTTCGAGAAGCTGAACCTCGCCAGCCCCGGCGGGCGCATCCGCTATGCCGAGGCCGAAGAGATCGGCCACATGGTCGCCACCGCCCTCGCGATGAACCGCCCGGCGCTCGCCGACGCGGTCGCCCTCGCCCTCGGCACCGTCCAGCGCCGCTCGGACGTGCTGCAGCTGACCTGGAAGATCCGCACCGAAGGCCGCTTCAGCCTCACCCAGCAGAAGACCGGCGCCGTCGTCGGCGCCTCCCTTCCAAAATCGACGCAAGGATGGCTGGACGCGGCCTGGAGCCGCACGGCGGCCGCCGGCCTGCTGCCGCTGCCCGACGCCCCGATCCTGCCCTACGCGAAGCCGGACGCGCTGACAGCCGAATGGTCCGTCGTCCGCGCCGAGGCGGCCAGGACCATGCCCTCCCTCGCCGACCTCCTCTTCCACGACCTGCGCGACACCGCCTTCACCCGGCTGATCGAAAGCGGCAGCGACCTGATCGCCGCCTGCCAGGTCTCCGGCCACTCGATCAAGCAGGCCACCACCATCGAGAAGGCCTACCTCTCCCACCGCTTCGAGATCGCCGACCGCGCCATCACGCGCATCGACGACTGGATGCAGGCCGGCGGGGTGAAGCTGTGA